CTTTTTCTGGAACATCCGTCAAGATAAACGATAGCGTGTATCCTGTACCAGATTTAGAGAATGTTAGCGGCTCCGTATACATTTTTGCAGCAGGACCATCATCGAATGATACATCGTGAATCACGCCCACCTCGAATGAGTCAATTAGAATTTTTAAGTTCTCAAAAACAGCACGTTGAAACGTAACAACGCTTTTATTGTTACTTGGTATCTCTGTAAATTTCTTGTTGTCAATTAACATCTTTATGCCGCCTTTCTAACTAACAGAACGTCCACGTTTATTTCTCCTGCAGGCAATACGTATCCATCATTCCACATGTTACCAACATACAGAGTTACTGACGTCGTATTCCAACTGTGGATATTGCACAAACATCCTGTGGTCGTCGCGCTAATAGGAGCAATCATACTATATCCACTAGGAACATTAATATTGACAACTGTTAGATTAGATGAGTTATAGTTTACGGTTTGTCTTGGCGCTGTGAATCGACGAACAATAAATGTATCGTTTCCTCCGATTGCTAATCCGTTTTTAGCATTGAGTTTTCCTGCTACGTCAAGTTGACCTTTAGCAGTTACGTTCTGTCCGCTAAAGGTCAGAGCGTTATTAACTGCATTAACCTTAGGGTTTAGTGTATTGATTTGATTCTGTAGATTGCCTGCTGCGTCTGTGCCTAGTTGGTTCTTGATGCCTTCGAACCATGCATCAAATAAAGCTCTCTGTTGTGTGTAGAGAGCGTCCATGTTTAGATTGTTAACTGCACTTACAAAGCCACACGCGTTTTTATCGAGACGTGTATCCGTGATGTCTGCGTTAGTGATTGTTGAAACGTTAGCTCTAACCATTACATTTGCTAGCACTAAGTCATACACAGCACCTTCACGTACAGGCGTAGGCTTTACTGGTTGCGACTGTGGAGTTCCTTTTACAACCTCTACCCTTATACTTCGTTGCGCTTTATTGTCGTCTAGGCGCAATACGATTAAGTCGATGCGTGGTTGCGCATCGCTGTTCGGAATGATGATACGTGTTTCGTCCATGTTGTAGCCAGTAGCACCATTGATAAGGCATGCTCCAGGCTTAACTGTTAGGCTCATACCTCCACCTGTAGCAGCTACGACCTTAAAGCTATTATTATTGCCAATTCCGAACACACCATTGGTGTAGTAATTTGATAGGATACTTCTTAAAACATCACTTCCTACAGCCCTATCAAACTGTGGAAAGCCACTATCGTCAAAAGTAACCTCTGACGTAAATGGGAATGATTGCATTGCCATTATGTTCCTCACTTTCTGTATGCGACTGGCACTTTATCGCCAAACGTTAGACTTATCTCATGTACTGAATTCTTAAAGACTTCGCGCACTTCTGTCAGACGTGCCTGGAAGGCCATCTGGAAGTCGTCAATCAATAAATCGCACTTATCGCCTAGATTAAAGTCTTCCATGTAGCGTAGTCCGTTGTTGCGAACTGCATCAAACGAAACGTTAAGAATGCTTGCATACTTCTTCTGCAGGTCTTCTTTTCCTGCCTGGATAAGTCGGCTCTTATACGCGTCTAGCGTTTCCTTTGTTGAGTCGTAAATCTCGGCTGTCTTATCAATGTATACGACACGTCGATAGTCTGAAGGATTGGCACGGAGGTCAACCGTTACGCTGACCTGCCTACCTTCCTCATAGCTGCCATTGCCGATTACGATCGCATAGTTCTTTGATAACGTTGTATCCTTTACGATTTTTTCATTCTGGATATTACGCAGCTTCTCGGCGAACGAAGCGAAACTGTTTTGCGTTTGTGATTGTGTACGATCTAAACCCTGCCACACTTTGAACTTGATTTGTTTGTTGACATAGTCATACATGCAGGAGTAGCTCATCTGCTGCGTTTTCAGTAACGCATAAAGTGCTGTGGCCAATCCTTCACCTGTGGACTGTTTAGTCACGCTAGTTCCTAGCATAGGTGAGTTTGCTTGCGCCTTAGTCAATAAAGGAATGTCGTCCATGTAGTTATCTACGATTGTTCTAGCCACCATTTCGATGTTACCTGTATGCCTAAAGCGTGGATAAGTGATTTTATCGTTCAGCTTGTATTCATAGAAGTAACCGGATAACAAAATCAACTGTCCGCTAGACTTGCGTGCATACTCGAATTTCTGAATCATGCCAAGCTCTGGCCGTGAACTGTTAAAAACGTACTCCGCACCTGTGACGTATTGGTCTGCAGGAATCTGGACCATGAATTGTCCTGGTTCGTAGTAACGTCTAATCCATTGAAGATTGATGTAGTTGAAGTATTTGATAAGATTAAAATCTTTATCTAAGAATGCTAATTCCATCTATCCCTCCTGACTACATACCTAAGTAGCGCTTATTAAAATACACATAGACTGCCATGTTCGAGTCGCCTGTATCCGCTCCGAATGAAATGTTGCTATCACCAACATCCAAGCGAATGTCAGTGAATGACGATGTTCTATCGATGTGATGAATCCAGTTCTCACCATTCTTGGTGATTCGGTAGGATTCACAGTCGATGATTAGTAAATCACCACTCACGAAGTTACCGAGAACACGCACGTATGCGTCGTTCTTTTTAATGACTGGATTGCTGCAGCTGCCTTTGAAGTTAATTCTAATAACAGGCATAACCTCAGCATCACCATCGTTGTTGATTGTGACTGTTTTCGAGAAGTTAAACGACTCAGCGACTATCTTAATCTTGTTTGTCTGAATGTATGGGAATGCGAATCGCGGAGTTATAGATGCGATGTTCTGGCCGAAGTTGTCCACTGATTTTAAGTGCGTATCCTCACAGTAAAACTTAACTGTCAGTTTCATCGGCATGTGGATGTTCTGTGAAGGACAACTAAAGCCTTCAATCACTCCATCTATCCAGCGTGTTTCACCTTGATAAGTGATAACGATTCTATACTTCATCTTCGGTCTAAAAAACGAGATTGCCTCACGTCTTAGGACTGCATTTAACTTTGTTAATACTGTTTTGGCTTTGATTTGTATAGATCTATCGTCTATGCGCATTCCAGTTAAAAGAGCGCCATCTTTGACAGCACTCTTTTCTGAATAGACGCTTATTTTTGGATAGTCGATACCTTCTAGGCCGTCTGAAAGAATGCGCCACGCTGAGTCAGTTCCAAGTAGAAACTCTTTTCCGTCTTCACGTACGCATTTTACATTAACGATTCCACTCATTAGATACCACCTGCCAATCCAAACTGGAATGTGTTTTCTGCTTTTCTCATGATTGCATCTGGTGAAGTCTGAGTGTCGTAGAAGTTGAACGTTGTATTTCTATTCATTCCGCCACTCATGTTAGCGCTCATTGTTCCAAATGATGCAGAAACGTTAGCGCCGATTTCGTCTAGGTTCATAAGGTCTTCAGTTCCTTCTTCAAAGCCAGCCACACACATTTCACCGATGTACTTGAATACGCGTGATGGTGAGTGAATTCCGAGCACATTTTTGAAACCGTCAATGAATCCGTTTGCCAGGTCGCCCACCATACTAGCAAAGCCGCCCCATGCGTTTTTAATGCCGTTTTTAAGTCCGTTTACGATGTCTTTTCCGATAGACAACATTTTGTCTGGAATACCCTTAACCCCGTCTATAACGCTCGTTACGAGGCTACTAGCCGCGCTTGCTCCTTCGCTTGCTAGGTTCTTACCCCAGTTAAGGATTGAGTCGATAACCTTACCCAAGAAATCAGCCACGTTCTGTGGAAGATTTACAAAGAAATCGATAATACCTGCCACAAAGTCAGCACCTGCTTGAATTGCATTTGTGATCATGTTTGTAGCCCACTGCTTCACTTCTGACATGACGTTGCTTAAGAAGTCAGCTACGTTCTTAGGTAGATTAGCGAAGAAGTCAAGCACGCTTGCCACAAAGTTTGTACCGACTTCCTGCCCCTTCTCGATTAACTGTTCACCCCATAGGATTATTGTTGCGATAAATGTACCCAACGCAAGACCGATGTTGTACGGCAAGTTAACAAAGAAATCGATGATTGCCTGGACGAAGTCTGTTCCGACTTCTACCGCTTTAGCCGCTAGGTCTTTAGCCCATTGGCTGACTGAATCAATCACTCCAGTTAAGTAGCCTTTAAGTTTCTCTGGAAGTTCGCTGAACCACTTCACTACAGCCTTAAATGCATCAGGAATTGTCTTTGTGAAGAAGTCCTTTACTGCATCCCATGCTTTTATCACTGCGTTTCTAAAGTCCTCGTTCGTGTTCCACAGGATAGCGATTGCCGCTATTAGTCCTGCAATGGCTGCTACTATCAGCACTACAGGGTTGGCGCTCATCGCTGCATTAAGTAGCCATTGCGCTACTGTTGCGCCTTCGTTTGCGGCTTGGAAAGCCTTAAATGCAGCAGCTGCGCCCTGGATTGCCGATTGAATAGATAGAGCCACATTGAAAGTGATGATTGCCGCGGTTAGGCCACCTACGGCTGGCAGAACCTTATCCATGTTCTCGCCTAAGAACTTTATTGCATCGGCAATTCCATTAAGAACTTCATTATCGCCTGCCGCCTCTGATATAAACTCGCCGATTGATTCGACAATCTCGCTTACTGTTCCTACGAAGTCGTCCTTAAATGGCTGTAGTTGTGCTTCTATTCCTTTTCCGATTTGCTCTAGGATATTCTTGCCAATCGTTTGGATCGTTGGCGCTAGGTTATCCCATGCAGTCTGTAGGCTTGCTAGGAATGTCTGCATTGCGGCGTCTACGTCACCGTCTGGATCGCCCATAGCGGCTAGTAGGTTTTCGAATGCGGCTTTGGCCGCATTCATCGAGCCCTGGATTGTAGTCTGTGCTTCGGCTGCTGCCACTCCAGCCACGCCCATGTTCTCTTGGACTAAGTGGATAGCATCGACGATGTCGGCATAGCTACTAATATCGAATTTTCTACCCATTGCTTCAGGCAAATCTTCGGCTGTTTTTAGCAGTCTTTCCATTTCTTCTTTCGTACCACCGAATCCTAGTTTCAAGTTGTCTAGCATAGTGTAGTTGCCTTTTGCAAAGCCTTGATATGCATTCTGCAGCGATTCTATGCTAGTGCCCATCTTTGCTGAGTTATCAGCCATGTCACTGATTGCGAGGTTTGCCTTTTCTGCAGCAGCCGCTACATCACCTTTGAGTGATTGCTTTAGAGCTGCGCCCATTGAGACAGCCTGCTCTGCGTAGGTATTCATTGAGATACCCATTTTCTGAGCTTGTAATGCATAGGCTTTCGCACTACTGCTCGCTTCTTTATAAATCGTATCTAAACCACCATAGGACTGCTGAATGTTGCCGAAAGCGTTAATTGCCTCACTGCCTAGATTGCGTAGACCATCTACAGCTTGCGTCATCAGATTTCCAGCAAGCGTTCCTAGTGCAGTAGATGCGGCGCTTCCGATTCTTGTCAGTCCAGTGGTGACACCGTCAGAGTCGAGCTTCGTGTTAAAGACCAATGTTCCATCACTCATTTTCGTCACCTCCAATCTCAAATTGTTTACTAAATTCTTCTAATTCTTGCTTTTCTTGTTCGGATAGTTCCCTTTGGATTTCCCATGCATCACGTAGTTCCTCGTAGACATCTACATTTTGACGTGTGTCCTTCTTGTAGTTTCGCCACTTCATTACGTCATCTAATTTCGTGCCATTTAAGCCCTTCAAAAGCGCCAGAAATTTCCACCAGTGTAATTCTTCAACCTCTATCAAATCGATGCCGTACTGTTGCATAAACGCAGCGTAAATCAAATCTGAATCGATTTCATAGTCAAGTGTGATTACCTGGTCATCCGTTTGCCTGGTGTTTCTAGGCAAAGGGTTTTTAGGATTAGCAAACTCGAATAAATCTTTTAGATCTATTCTGTATGGCATGTCATTTTTAAATAAAAAAGCAACGTCAAAGCCTTTCCCATTGAGTAGGGCTTTATTTGCTTCGATGATGAATTTCATCCAAACTCGAAAATCCGTATAAATTGAAAAGTCCTTACCATGTATACGGATTGTATTAGGTAAGGACTTAGCGGTTAGATCAAGCATTATTTCTTAACTTTTGAGACAGAATCCATCAGTTTGCTGAAGGACTGTAACTTATCAAGCGGAATCCGACTCAATTCTTCACTGCTCTTTTCTGCTTGATAATTCGCTAGTGGATTTTCGTACGCATCTCTAACTTTGAAGATTGCCAGCGTGATGTCGTTTAGGTCCATCTCGTCTAGTTCCTCTGTGCCAAAGATTTCCTCGATAGCCTCTTGGCCCACCAACTTAGCGATGAATTCAATCATCTTTTTGTACTTCTCTCTGTTTGGAAGATTCGTTGAGTCGAGCTTGAAGATTGAGTCCAAGTCCTCCCAGATTGCCATTGTTTTCTTAGGCAAATCGTAACTTTTTCGATTAAAAATAACAGTGTATTGCATGCTTGCTTTCCTATCCTTTCAATTCTAAATTAAGCGCCTGCTGTAAATGTAGGCTTGTTTGCTGTGATTGCTACTTTACCAGGAACAATTGGACCGAAGTGGAGTGCGAATGTGATTTTCTGATCCACTGTGTTTAGTTCCTTGATTTCGATTGTGCATGAAGGGCAACTCCACGCATCATATGGGGTCTTTGTTCCTGCGAAAACGAGTAAGAATTCCTTCTTTGCATCTTCACCTGTTGCACGCTTCTTAGCGAGTGAGTAAATGAAGTCAAATGCTGGATCACCTTCATTTGTTACTAGTTCTTGATCCATTGAAGGAACGTAGCTAGTGAGTTCTGTAGTTGGTGATTCGTCCTCGATGTAGTCACTCTCTTCTGTCTTTGCATTGAATGATAATGAGAAGACAGTTGATTTACCAATACGAGCCCACACCTTGTCGGCTGTTGTGCTTGTATTGATAAAAGGGATAAATTGATGCTTTCTAAGTCTTGTAAGTGCCATTTATAAGCCCTCTCTTTCTCTTGTGTATGTTATTTCGATGGATAACTGATAAACAGTATCGGATGAGTCTGTACTCAACGGATACGGACTTCCGGTAACGCTAATGTTAAGGATTTGTCTATTTCCGTCGAGTGCAGGATACTCATGCACGAATGAATAGTCATCGGCCCAGTACGTTAACTTTTCTAATTGCTCATCACTGTCTTTTCTATCGTCCTCTGACAGGCTGTTAAGTCTTGCCAGTAGTTGATAGTACTCTGTGATTTCATAGCTGCTGTCTACGTGACTTACGATGTTACGCTGTGGGCTTTTAAACAATCCATATTGATCGCTTCCATCTGAAACGTGGTTTGTGTCTACGACTATGCCGTCGTATTCTGCTAACCACTTGCTGATTGCTTCTGAAATTGTCATTCGTTACCTCCTGTTATGCGCTTGATTCCGCGTAGGATTTTTTCTTTTCCGCCTTGAGCCTTCATGCGTTCGAACCAGTAGTTCCCACGCATAGGCGCATCTTGGAAATCTGCTGGCAGGTAGTACCAACGACGAGCGTATGGTGTGCGATAGCAAAGTTTGCCGCTGCCTATTTTCGTGTTGATAATTCCTGATTGAATTAAGGCTCCGGTATCCTTCGGAACGTATGGATCGCATAGCCGAAGGCACTCGCTGTCGATGAACTGTTGCACAGTTCCGCCTTCGTTGATTCCCCTGCTCTCTGCCACCTCTTTTGGTTTGATGTCAACTGACTTCAAACTGAAATGGAAGACCTCACCCATCAGTAAATAACCACCTTTATGTTCTTCAGACGGTCTCTGTTTGAGTTGTCATTCACCGCACGGATGATTCCGCTCTTAGGATGTCGCTTTATCATGTCTGATAGACGGCTTCCTTTGTCGTTTGTAGGGGTTTCTGCTACGTTTCCAAAGAAGATTCCATCCTCTTCGGTGAACGTGCTTAAATCAAGCGAAAACGGCTCGATAAACGTGACTGTAGTAGTCTTGACAGTCTGTAGCTTGCCACCTTCCAATTTCTTTTCGATTTTTTCGGACCATTGGCAGCCGTTGATGACTGTACGCTTATAGCCTGTTGCTTGCTTCTGATAAACTGTGACCGTATCTGTGAAAACTGCCATCAGTATGCCCTCACTAGGCCAGTGCCTGACAGCCACTTGCGGATGTTCTTGTGCAGTTCTTCCGTTGCTTGTGATTGTGTCTGTAACACGTAGCTTTCACTGTAGCCGTCGTTCGATACAGAAGCAACGCCCTGACCTGCTTTAGATCCGACCGTAGCGTTGTAGTTGATAACGTTGCAGATGCAGTCGAGTAACTGCTCGTAGTAGATTTCGTTAGTTAGGTTTGAATTGTCTGCTATCCAGTTTGTGTAATGGATAACTCCCATAACATTACGAATCTCACTCTCTGCTTGCTTTTCTGCTTTATCGAATTTATCTTCAGAAACAATGTCATGAAGGGAGCGATAACGCTCCCATGTTAGTAGGCCCATATGTTCCACTCCCTTCTGTTAATCTTTTGATTAAACGTGCTTACGAACGCGTACTAAAGCCTGGTTAGTAACCTTGAACGCAGAGTTCAATTCTACCTGTGCTTTGGATCCAGCGAAGTTCTCGGAGTCAACAATACGTGCAACAGAGAAGTTAGGGATGATGCTTAATGCTTCGTGGTTGTACATGATGAAGTCTACCTTAGCGAATGGTACTGTCTTCAATGCGTTAGCAGAGTCGTAGTACTTACCCTGTGCTTCAGCTAATGCAGAAACTTCGTAGAATGTGCAACCTAACCACTTGCCGATCTGGCCTGTAGCGTTTGTGAATTCATTTGACTGTGGTACGAATTCGGAGCCTGCCTGCTCTAGGATTGCTGCGTATAACTCTGGTGAGCAGAGTACAACGTCTGCAGAACCCTTAGCAGCTACGATTTCCTTACGAACTGCGATTACGGCCTGCTTAACAGTCTTAGCTGTGATAGCGTCTGTTGCTGTTGCGGCCTTGCCTTCGTTGATTAAGCATGCCAAGCCTGATAAAGTCCAGCTTTCAGAAACTTCTTCATTTGCCACCTTTAAGGATTCATTTGCCAATGGTGTAGAAACTGCCGCAGCCTGTACGCCATAGATCTTCTTTGACTTCTGATAGTTGTTATTGAATACAACTGGGATTAAGTCATCTCTAGACGCTTCATCCACGAAGTCGCGACCTGGTGTGCCTACTTCAACTGCTGAAGTGCCTAACTTGCGAACGAAGATTCCGCCTGCTGCGCCTTCTTCATACTTAGAAGTGAATGTTCTACCATCTGCGAATGGTGTTTTGTGATACAAGTTTGGTTCTAGTGTTGCCTTGTATTTTTCATCTACATGAATTTGTCCATAAATAACTGCCATATTTTAATTTCCTCTTTCTACCCTTTATAGAATGGGTTGTTTTTGTATTGCTCATCTAAATAGTTAGATGACACTGGTGGAGTCTTTATTCCACCGATCGGATTGAATGTGCCTTTGGACTGTGGCTGTACTGTTTCAAATAAAAAGGCAGAGTCTTCGGCCTTCTGTAAGGCTTCCAGCGCTGTCTTAATATCCTCGGCCTGATTCTTTGATTGCTTCAACGCGTCAACGTCAAGTAAAGCCTTGATTGCTTTGGCATTTTTGCCCTTTAAAGTGTTGATGTTAGTGTTAATCAAATCATCGAAGTCGCGGTCTGCTAATCTCTGCGCAAATTCTGCATCCTTTTGATTTAGTTGGCCCTTAAGGTCTTCAATCGTTTGTGTTAAGGCTGCTGGATCTACATCCTTGAACTTATCAAGTGATGCAGTCAACGTCTTGACTTTTTCGTCCGATGCATCCAACTTTTCTTTTTGCTTGTTGTAGTCTGCTATCGGCTTGTAGTTCGCCTTCATTTCTGTTTCGATGGTCGCTAGCTGATCGTCTGTCACAGTTATTCCAGCTTGTTTTAGAATCTCTTTAAAATCCTTCATTTTTTCCTCCTTAAGTTTTTTCTATACCGAACCTTCTTCGGTGTGGGATAT